CCAGGTGTATCGGTTCTGCAAGGTACGGGAGCACCGGAGGATCTTCGCGATCAAGGGGAAGGGCGGTCCAGGCAATCCCGCGATCGTCGGAAAACCCACGAGAAACAACAGGCACCGGACGGCTCTTTTCACGCTTGGAGTGGACACGCTGAAGGAGCTCTTTTTCTCGCGTCTCAAGGTGGAGGACCCGGGGCCGGGATATTGCCATTTCCCGAAGGGCCCGGAAAAAGGCCATGACAGGGCCTATTACCTGGGGATCACGTCGGAAAAGAAGATGCTCCGCTACAGGAAAGGGCGACCTTACATCGAGTGGGTGAAGCGGCGGTCCGGGATCCGGAACGAACCGCTTGACTGTCGAATCTACGCGACGGGGGCCCTGGAGATCTTCAATCCCGATCTCGAGAAACTGGCCAAAAGTGGCCCGAAGGCACGGCGCTATGCCCAAAACTCTCCCATGACGGCGCAGCGGATGCATGTGGGCCGGCGCCGCAGGGTCATCAGCAAGGGTATCGGTTAGGGGTGAAAACATGGCCGAATGGACACTGACTGAGGCACAGCAGCACCTGGACGATTGGCTCGAGGCCGAGCGGGCCCTCGCGACTGGCCAATCCTACAACATGAACGGCTATTCGCTGACGCGGGCGGACTTGCAGACCGTCCGGGACCGGATCAATTTCTGGCGCGCCGAAGTGACCCGGCTTACGGCCGGACGAAAGAGCGGGCCGAAAATCTTCCGCGTCGTTCCGAGGGATCTGTGATGAGCATCGTCGACAGGCTCGTAGGGATCGTGTCCCCGGAGCGTGAGGAAAAGCGTCTGGCTGCCAGGGTTCGCGTGAGCACGATACGGCGGTTCATGAACAAGGGCTACGACCAGCACGGGGCGAGCGTGGCCAAAAAGATCCTCCGCGGGTGGCGGACACAGGCCGGCGATCCCGACGACGACATCGTCAAGAATCTGGCCAAGCTCCGGGAACGCTCCCGGGACCTTTGGATGGGGGAATCCCTCGCCACGGGGGCCCTGAAGACGATCCGGACTAACGTCGTCGGTCCGGGGCTGGTACCGAACGCCATGATCCGAAACGACATCCTCGGCCTGACGGAGGACAAGAAGAGCGAATGGGAGCGCCGCGTCGAGGAACTCTGGACCTACTGGGCCGGCTCGACGGAATGCGATATCCGGAGGATGCACACTTTCGGGATGTTGCAGGGGCTCGCCATGCTCTCGGTTCTCATGAACGGAGACGCTTTCGTCTTGCTGCCCATGATTCCCAGGGACGGGAGCCTCTTCGACCTTCGGGTCCGGCTGATCGAATCGGACCGGGTCGGTGACCCGTCGCCGAAGCCGAAGGATGCGGACGTGCTCGGGGGCGTCGAAGTCGACGGAAACGGATGCCCTCGAGCCTACTGGATCGCGAACCGGCATCCCGCAGGAAGCGGGACGGGACAGATCAAATACGAACGGCTGGACGCCTTCGGAAAGGATTCTGGCAGGCGGAACATCCTGCATCTCATCGATCCGGAACGCATCGAGCAGCGCCGCGGGGTGCCCGTCTTGGCGCCGGTGATCGGGGACCTGAAGCAGCTCAGCAGGTACAAGGAAGCGGAACTCGTCGCTGCCGTGGTCAGCGGATACTTTACGGTTTTCGTCAAGACGCCGGTACCGGGCGCGGAATCGCTCGGCGAGGCGATCCCTCTGGAAGACCAGGTGGATGCCGACGACGCGACCACGATAGAACTCGGCAACGGGTCCGTCGTGGGGCTTGCTCCAGGGGAGGATATCACCACGGCGAGCCCGAGCCGGCCGAACTCGAATTTCGAGAGCTTCGTGGCCTCGATCAGCCGGCAGATCGGAGCGGCCCTGGATCTGCCCTACGAGGTCCTGATCAAGCATTTTACGGCCAGTTATTCGGCCTCGAGGGGAGCGCTTCTGGAGGCCTGGAAGTTCTTCAAGGTCCGGAGGGCCTGGCTGGCGGCCATGAAATGCCAGCCGATCTACGAAGAGTTCGTCACCGAAGCGGTAGCCCGTGGGTATCTCGAAGCCCCGGGCTTTTTTGATGATCCCTTGGTCCGGTGGGCCTATACGCGGGCGGACTGGAACGGGCCCACCCAGGGACAGCTGGATCCGCTGAAAGAAGCCAAGGCCGCGAAGATCCGCGTCGATGAAGGCTTTTCTACCAGGGCCCGTGAGACTGCGGAAATGACCGGCGGCGACTGGGAGTCCTTCCACGCGCAGCGCGTCAAGGAGGAACGAATGCGACGTGAGGCGGGATTCGGACCGTCCGAGCCGATGCCGGAAGAGAGGGATGACGATGTCACAGAAGGCGACATCACGACAGAGTAAGGAAAGGGGCAAAGAGGGGCCCGATCGAACACATACGGCCGGAGGGAGGGAGGAAATGCCGAAACGTTTCTGGAATTTCAGGGCGCAGGAAAACGGGGTGGCGGAACTTCTGCTTTACGGGGTGATCGACGAAGACGAATCCTGGGGTGGAGTCGGGGCACGGGAGTTCGCGAAGGAGCTGAAAGGGCTCGGCGACGTCCGGGAGATCCGGGTACGGATCAATTCTTCGGGCGGATACGTTTTCGCCGGTCAGGCGATCTATTCGACGCTCAAGCGGCATAAGGCCACGGTGACGGTGTACGTGGACGGTCTCGCCGCATCCATCGCGAGCGTCATCGCCATGGCGGGAGACAGGGTCATCATGCCGAAAAACGCGCTCATGATGGTCCACAACCCCTGGGGGCTCGCCGTCGGCGACGCGGAGGACATGCGCAAGACGGCGGAGGTCCTCGATACCATAACGGAGACGATCATTTCCGCCTACCAGGACAAGACGGGACTGGAGCGCGACGACATCCTGGAGCTCATGGAAGCCGAGACATGGATGACCGCCCAGGATGCCCTGGATTGGGGCTTCATCGACGAGATCGAAGGGGAAGGGCAGATCGCGGCCTCCGTCCGTGGTCGGCAGCTGGTGGTCAAGTCCGGAATCGGCGAGGCCAGGCTTTCCCTGGAATCGCTCAAGCAGACGGAGGAGCTGAAGAGGAAAGTTGCGGCCTTGCCGGCCGCTCGAGATGAAAGGCCAGGATGTGGCGAAACGATTGAACCGGAAGGAGGAGCGGTAATGAACCTTGAAGAGCTGGCGGAGCAGTATCCCGAGCTCCTGGAAGAAATCCGGAACCAGGCCCGAACGGAAGGGGCAAAGCAGGAGCGGGAGCGGATCAGGGCGATCGAGGATCTGGCGGTGAAGGGCTTCGAGGAGATCGTGACGAAGGCGAAGTTCGAGGAGCCTAAACAGCCCGAGGACGTGGCCGTTGAGATCGTCAAGGCCCAGAAGCAGCGGGGCGAGAAGGTGCTTGAAGACCTTCGCAAGGATGCGAAGGCCCTCGAGGGTGTGCAGCCCGGGGCGACGGAACTCGACGCCGGAAAAGGCGAAGAGGATGAAGTCGATGACATGGCTTCAAAGATCGCTCTGGCGTTCAGGCGGCGGTAGGCCGCGAAATGACGGAAAAGGGGTGAACGTGAAATGAGTGAAATCTACACGCCGGCGAATCTGTTTGCCGGAAGTTCCATGCCCATCGTGTCCGGAACGATGATCCTGGCGTCGGGGCAGAACCTTGCGCGGGGGTCCGTGCTGGGCAAGGTAACGAAAGCTTTGGGGTCCGTCGTCTCCGGATCGAACACCGGCGACGGCGAACTCTCCGGGATCGCCCTCGGCGCAAGGGCGCAGATCGGAAGCTATGCGCTGGTCTGTATCGCTGCGCCGTCCGGAGCGGGCGCGAACGATGCGGTCTTCGCCGTCTATGCACCCGACGGGTCGCGTCTGGAGGATGCAGTTCAGGGCGTAGCCTACGCGAACGGGCACCTGGAGTTCACCATCGGGAACGCGACCGCCGCGGATTTCGCGGTGGATGACAGCTTTGCCGTTCCCGTGACGGCCGGGTCCGGGTACGCCAAGCTCGTCGACAGCGCGAACGTGGACGGCAGCGCGGAGCCCGTGGCGATCCTGGCTGACGATGTGGAGGCCACGGGAGGGGACAAGCCCGCACCGGTGTATCTGACGGGCGAATTCAACGAGGATGCCCTGACCTTCGGAGGCAGCGACGATGCGGATACGCATCGCGACGCCCTTCGGGATCTCGGGATCCTCCTCAAGACGATCGGATAAGGGGGTGGCATGA